CTGACGAAAAACTCCACCGATCTGGATGACGACGTTGGCTCATTCAACAACGCCGGCAGTGTGCCGATGGAGGTGGAGCTGACGGTTGAGGTCAGCGGCGCGAATCGCGTGCTCAAGGGCTACATCGACGGCGTCCTGATCATCTCCTATACCGATACATCGTCGGTGCTGAGCGGTGGCGCGGTCGGCATTGGGGTCTATCAGGACGCATCCGCCTCGTTGGCGAACATCACGTCGTGGGAGGGCGGGGACGCTGTATCGAGTGGAGTAGTAATTGACGCTTACGTAACGCTTCCTCCGATGGCTCCCCCCGGGAGACGTTAAATGGTTATTTATCCAGTTCCACTGCTTCTTCGGGCACTTCCGCGGACGCCGTTAACTCCGCCGGTCATTTTTCTGCCCGCGTCTTCCCCCGGGGTGATTACAGAACTGCCTCCGTTAACGATGGCATCCCCGCAACCACCTAGCTGGCTCCGCACATGAGCGTTCGTTATCCAGTTCCTCCTTCCCGACGGGCTTTGGCCGGTCTGGCGGGCACTTGGAATACGTCTCTAACAACGGCGATTCCTGGGCAGGATCTGGTTGTTACCGCTCGACTGGACAATACCCAGACGTTCTACGGGGCGAGTATCTCCGTAGTGTCGCCGCTCGTTCAGTCGGCTCGCTTTGACAACACTTCGACCTTCTACGCAGCTACGGTAACAACGCCGGGGGCGCAAACACTCACCCAAGCAACACGTTTCGACAATAGTCAGACATTCTACGGTGGGACTGTTACCGACGGAACTACTGTCCTTTGTCCGGCACCTTTGCCCCACCTAGCTTTGCTAGATGGCCTTGGGGGCTTGCTGTACAAGCTCACCGCGGATGCAGGGACTTATACGGTCTCTGGGCAAGATGCCGACTCTGCTCGAAATCGGATCATGGAGGTCGAATCCGGTTTCTATGTCTATACCGGACAGATTGGGCTCCTTAATCGCTCTGTGCCATCTTCAGGCGATGCAGCTCCCCTACCGCACCTCGCGTCCCTGTTTGCGTCGAACGTAACCTCGTGGACCCTCGTCTGCGATCCGGGGGCTTACACAGTCACCGGCTCTGCGGGCCTGCTAGACCACGAGCAAGATGCCGATCAAGGCACTTATGCTGTCACAGGCTACGATGCCGGCCTTCAGATTGGGCGCCGCCTAACAGCCGATTCAGGCACCTACAGCCTCACCGGCATGGACGCTGATTCCAGCCGCGGGGGTGCCAACCTGACAATGGCTGCCGACTTCGGCACGTACTCAGTCACGGGGCAAGATGCTCCCGGCCAGTTCGTGATGAAGGCCGATTTCGGCTTCTACGCTCTCCTCGGGCAGCAGGCCGGTCTGATCGCAGGTACCTCGGGCGCCTACAGTGTTGAGGCTGAGAGCGGGACTTACAGCCTCAGCATGTTCGATGCTGGGTTGAACTTCTCCAGCCCGACCCCCGAGGGTTCGCAGACCTCGGGTGCTGGCGACATGGCCTTCTACGTCGAAGACGACGACAGGAAGCCAAAGCGCAAAGACCGTGAAGAGGACCGTGAGGACACCAAAGAAGCCCTTCGCAAAGCCTTCGCCGAGGCTGAAGAGGCTGCTGCCAATGCGCCTGTGCCCCTATCAGTGCAGGAAGCCGAAGCCTTCGTCAGCATGATGGAGCGCATGATGCAGCGGATGGAAGCCCTCAATGCGAAGGTCGATGCCCAAGAAGCCCAGGCCAAACGGCGCCGGGCACAACGTCAAATGCTGCTGAGGATTGGAGAATGAAGCGCTCATTTGTGTGGATTGACGGGGAGCTGCGGGAAAAGGCCGGGGATAACACCGTTATTATCGACGGGGAAAAATGGGCCAACTTCGGGGGCCGCTGGTCCCCGATCGGCCGTTCCCTAGCCGGCACAGGCCCCATGATCATGCCCGACATCCAGCCCTACACCTCGATGATCGATGGCTCGACCATCACGAGTCGAAGTCACCACCGCGAGCATCTCCGCGCGCATGGCTGCATCGAGGTTGGGAATGAGCGCCTTCCCCCTCCCAAACGGGAGTTCACCGCAGCCCAGGGCCTCCGCGAGGAGCTAATAGCCCGTATTAAAGGATAGACCATGCCAAGCCCGACCGACACCGAAGTTCCCGCTGACGACACTCCGAGCACCGAAGACTCGTCTCTGCGCGATTCTCTCTCGCAAGCGTACGATGCGGCGCAGGCACCCCCTGCACAGGAAGAGGCGGCACCCGTCAAGCCGACAGCGGAAGAACCCGCTGCTACGGCAGCTCCCGAAAAAGCAGAAGAGTCCGCCCCGCAGCCAATGCAGGAGGAAGAAGTTCCTTCCTACGACCGGCCTATCCCAGAGCGGCTCAAGGGCCGACTCGGGGAGAAGTGGGCAACCCTGCCCCCGGAGATCCGCAACGAGTTCCACGCCTACGAGACCCATATCGGGCAGATGGCGAACAAGTACGGGAAGAACTCCAAATCGTGGGAGGAGACCCAGGCTGCGTTCGCTCCCTACGCCGAGATGGTGAAGGCTGAAGGCGGCAATTTCCACGGCGCGATGGTGAATCTCTTCGAGACAGCCCGCATCCTACGTCAGGGTTCCCCCGAGCAGAAGATGGCCCTGATGCAGGAGATTCAGCGGACCTTCAACATTCCCACAGTCGAGCCAACCCAAGCCCCGTCTCCGCAGGACGGAGGACTGTCCCACCGTGGTGCCCCGGCCATCTCGACCGAGCTGATGTCCCGGATCAATCGGCTCGAGCAAGGCCTATTGACACGGGATGCCGCCGAAGTACACAATGCGCGCACGAAGGTCGAAACCGATTTGCAAACTTTCCTCGCAGACCCAGCCCACGTCTACGTTCAAGAGCCCGGCTACCTGGACACTATGGCAGCGCTGATCAACGCAGGAAAGGCAACCGGCCTCGACGACGCTTACACCCAAGCCGCCTGGCTTCATGAGGGACCGCGGGCACGTGAGATCGCAAGACTCAACGCCGCTCGGACAGCCTCACAGATTGAACAGGCAGCTCGTGCGAAGGCGGCAGCAGTCAGTGTTAACGGGAATGCCCCTGGCCCCGTCAAGCTCGATCCAGCCAGCCTTTCACTCCGCGATACCCTGGCCGCCGCCTATGACGGCGAACTGAACTAACCTAAGGAATTGCCATGAGTTCTCCGAACCTTGGTGAGATCGTCGTCACCACGCTGCGGAACCGTTCCGGCGTGCTCCAGGACAACGTCACCAAAAACAACGCCCTGCTCGACCGGCTAAAGAGCCGTGGTCGCGTCAAGCCCGTCGATGGCGGGCGCACCATCGTCGAGGAGATGGACTACGCCGAAAACGCCACTTTCATGTGGTACTCGGGGTATGACGAGTTGAACATCTCGCCCTCCGACGTGATGACGGCGGCCGAGTTCAACTACGCCCAAGCCGCTGTGGCCGTCTCGATGTCGGGCCTGGAAGACCTCCAGAATTCCGGCAAGGAACAGGTTATCGACCTGCTGGAAGGCCGCATCGAGAACGCGATGCGTACGATGGCGAATAACATCTCGCTGGGCGCTTACAGCGACGGCACTGGCTACGGTGGTCGCCAAATCGGGGGCCTGCAGCTCCTGATCGCCGACAACCCGGCCACGGGCACTGTCGGCGGCATCAACCGCGCTAACTGGGTGTTCTTCCGCAACCAGAAGTTCAGCGCAGCCACCGACGGGGGTGCCGCAGCGACCAAGGACAACATCACCGGCTATATGAACCGGCTGTGGCTGTCCTGCTCGCGGGGCGCTGACAAGCCGGACCTGATCATCGCTGACGATGCGTACTTCAATCTCTACTGGCAGTCCCTGCAGGGCATCCAGCGGATCACGACGGACAGCCAGGGTAAAGCCGGCTTCTCGTCGCTGAAGTACATGGGCGCCGACGTGATCTACGACGGTGGCATCGGCGGCGGCTGCCCCGGCAACCACATGTACTTCCTGAATTCGAGCTTCCTGAAGTACCGGCCTCACCGCCGGCGCAACATGGTGCCGATCGGCGGGGAGCGCACCTCAACCAACCAAGATGCGATGGTGAAGCTGATTGGTTTCGCGGGCAACCTGACCCTGAGCAATGCGTTGCTCCAGGGCGTGTTGATCGCCTAAGGAGAGCCCACCATGACTTTCAAGACCAGTTCTCCCCGGCTGGGCCTCCCGCAGGCCAACGTGGTGCTGACCACGACCGACTGGGCCACGTTCCTGGGCACGACCCAGACGTCGCCTCCGCTGATGCGTCCGGGCACCCGCCTGATCGCATTCGACGAAGTGTACGGCGAGTGCGAGTTCATCCTGGCTTACGGGGTCGCATCCCTGGCAGCCCGCGATGCGGTTCGCATCGGAGCCGGCTACGCGACGACCCGAACGGTGGCTTCCATCCGCGGCATCATCGGTGTCTCGATGGCGGCCAACACGTCCACGTCAGCTCTGTCGTGGTTCTGTGTGCGTGGCCAGATCCCGGTTAACGTCGCCGCCGCGACGGCTGCCAATGCTCCCCTGCACGTTACGGCTACGCCGGGCGCGCTGGATGATGCAGTGGTGGCTGGCGACGCAGTGGTCGGGGCCGTGTCGGTCACGGCTCAGGGCGCCACGGTCGGCACCAAAGCCATCCGCACCATCAACGGCTCCGGCAAGATCTGGGTGCCCAATTTCGACGGCCTGTACGTGGGCATGCCCGTGACCGGCACCGGAGTGGGTTCGTCCGCCGTCATCACCGTGATCGGCGAAGGCCAGATGCTGGGTGGCAACGGCGGGGCGGAAGGTGGCTACATCCAGGTCGATGTGGTCTCGACGGCCACCGGCGCAGTGACCGGCACTTTCGCCCACCCATCCACCACCGTGACCGCCATGCTGGCCTACCCGGCCGTGATGGGAACAGTCTAACCCCTTCGGGGGTCAACCGAAGGGGAGCCCACATCCGGCTCCCCTTTCTTTTTGGAGAAAGCAGATGTCAACCCCGATCAGTTCCACCGATTTCGAGTTTGAAGAAGACCGCCTGCGCGAGATGACGCGCGAACAGCATCACGCCCTCGACGCAGCCCTCCATGTGCAGTTTTACAAGCATGCGGAGTTGAACACCTTCAAGTCGAAAGACGCGGGCCGGAAGATCTTCGACGAGCATGTTTACATTCGCATCCTGATGCCGGCGAACCGCCTCAACATCATCGAGCGGAGGGCCACCGAAGCCGATCGGGCGAGATTCCGTCGGCAGTTCCTTGCCTTCATGGAGAAGGGCGAAACCTTGCAATTCGGCACCCCGCTGGATCAACTTCCCACCATCACCGCGTCGCAGGTGTTGGAACTCCGCGCATTGAAGATCGAGACGGTGGAGCAGCTGTCGAACATGCCCGATAACACGGTGCAACTCCTTGGCACCGGCGGACAGGAGTTGAAGCAGCGGGCTATCCGGTTCCTCGACCGCGCTGCCTCGAACGAGCAACTGTCTGAACAGGTGCGGGCCCTCCAGCGTGAGCTGGTAGAACTGCGACAGAAGAGCGATCTTGCGGCAGCGGCTGCTGCTGCCAAGTCCACCGTCGCCGTTACCACGGCCGCGCAGCTCAAGGCATAGCACATGACCTCGATCAACCTCTCCACTACGCGCCAACGGCAAGCGAATCAGCTCCTCAACGCTGTGCAGGGGGAGATCGGGTTGCCGCTGTCTCCGTCGATTCTATCGACAGATCAGAGCACGGTGCAGCTACTCTACCTCATGAATGCCCTGGGAGAGTCGTTGGCGAAGTTCCCCCTGTGGCCCGATCTGCGGAAGGAATGGACATTCACGACTACGACAGACGCCGCCTACGATCTCCCAGAAGACTGGTCGGTGCCCCTTAATGGGACTACCTGGGATCGTTCGAGCCAGTGGCCTCTCCTCGGGCCAAAAACTCCGACAGAATGGCAGATCTTGAAGTCAGGGATTGGGGTGGCGGCTCCGCAGTATCGGTTCCGTTTCTTCAACCGGCAGTTTAATCTACATCCAGCCCCTTCTGCAGGGATCGAAGTGGTGCAGGAATATCTATCCTCCGACTGGGTGCTGGGAGTCAATGGCTCGGTGGCCGATGTGGGAAAGGCACGAATTACCACCGACTCGGACTACGTCTTGTTGGACGAGCGCCTTTTCATCGAAGGAACCAAGCTCGCCTTCCAAGAGGCTAAGGGGCTTGACTCGTCGAAGAGCTTCCGTAACTTCTCCGACATGCTCGAAGCGGCTTGGGCGAATGCCAATGCAGCCCCGGTGCTGAGCCTAACGCCCACTTCTCGTTCAATCTTCCTGTCGGAGTACAACATCCCTGAAACGGGGTACGGACAATGACGCTGCTGTCAAAGCGGAAGCCGCGCCCGAGGGCTAACACCCAGGCGGTGATTAAAACCGCTTCGGTGCCAGCCCCGGTACGGGGACTGAATTACAAGGATTCCCTCGCCACGATGAAGGCGACGGACGCGCTGCGACTGGATGAAGTCATTTGCCGGCCTGGGTATCTCGAAGTTCGGGCAGGCTGGCAACCGACTGCGACAGGCTTCGGGGATGCGGTTGAGACCTTAATGCCCTACACCGCAGCTGATGGGAGTCAGATTCTCTTCGCCGGGGCCGACGGAGCTATCTACAACGCGACGGCTTCTGGCGCGCTTCCCGCGGCTTCCGTGACGGGCTTATCCTCGGCCTACTTTGCCCATACGCAAGTGTCGAACCTTGCTGGCAACTTCCTCATATGTGTGAATGGGGTGGATAATGGGCAGATTTTTAATGGAACGACCTGGGCAGACCTTAGCGTAACGGGTGTTTCCATTAGCGCTCTTTCCCACGTTGCGGTGTGGAAGCGGCGGGTCTGGTTTGTCGAGCGAAACTCGACTTCAGCATGGTATCTTCCGACTGATGCCATCGCCGGGGCCGCGACGGAGTTTCCCTTTTCGAGTATCTTCCGTCGTGGTGGGTATTTGCGCTCGATCATCAACTGGACAGTCGATGGCGGGGAGGGGCTGGATGACTACTTCCTTGCCGTGTCCTCGGAAGGAGAAGTAGCGGTCTATAAGGGCTCCGACCCAGCATCTGCGAGCACTTTCGCTCTCGTCGGCGTGTTCTTTGTCGGGGCACCGGTGGGTCAGCGCTATTATGCCCAGTTCGGCGGTGATGTGCTCTTGCTCACGACGGACGGACTGGTACCGTTAACTAAGTACCTCGCTGGAGGAACTGTTCGGAAGAACGAGTTCTATTCCGACAGGATTCAAAGCTTGTTAGCGCAAGAGATTGCCCAATACGGCTCCGTGCAGGGGTGGGAAGTCCACGTCTACTTTGCACAGAACTTCCTCTTGATCCAAGTGCCGGCGGGGGAAGTGGGCTACCGCTACCAGTATGTCATGTCCACGATTACGGGGGCTTGGAGTCGATTCCTTGTAGCTCCTGCGATTACGTGGGCGGTGCTGGGGGAAACCCTATACCACGGTCAGGCAGAACAGGTCGCCAACAGCTGGACTGGCGGACTGGACGATGACGCTCCGATTCGCTATACAATCATTCCAGCTTTTTCTGACTTCGGCTCCCCGACAGTGCAGAAGCAGTTTATGCTCGGCCGGGCTACTGTGGAGTCAGATCAGCAGCCCAACTTCCGCACGACAACCCTGGTCGACTTCAACCAGAACTACGATCCGGCCTTTCTCGGCGCTGCCCCTTTGGTTGGGGCCTTCTGGGATGTGGGCCTGTGGGGCCAAGCTGTCTGGGGCGGCTATAGCATGATGTATCGAGACTGGTACTCTCTCAACAACCTCGGCTATGTCGGCTCTCAGGTGATCCAAGGCTCCTCCATCGGCCTCGTAACGCGGTTTATCGCATTCGATTACAGCTATCAGGCAGGTGGTCTGCTGTAGGGTTGACAGCCGTGAAAAGACCGGCTAATCTTCCCCCGAATATTCAATGGGACCATCAGGTCCAACTCCTCTCCTTCTATGCTCATAGAAGCGGACTCACCCCTCACGCAACGTGGGTCGGCTGGCGGTCCGAAGGAAGGGTCCGCGCAGTAGTGGGCCTCGGCGATTGGAACGGCGTTGGAGCTGTTTTTCACGTCGCCGCCGGAGATGGGTTCTTCCCCCGAGCACTTCTCCGAGAGGCCCTCCGATGGGCTTTTGAGGATTTGAAGTGCGAATTTCTGTATGCCTTTGTTACACCGCAGAATCGGCGGGCGATCCGACTGGGCCAAATGCTCGGATTTGTTCAAACGCAATCTGGCGCTTTCTGGAGATTGACCTATGAGCTTCATAAGCAAACTGCTTTTTGGAAAGCCACCTGCGCCGCCCGATTACGCGAAAGCAGCGACGGCCCAGGGAGAGGCGAACATCGAAGCGGCGAAGCTGAATGCCGCGATGAACCGGCTGAATGAGACGACTCCCTACGGGAATGTTAAGTACACAACGACCCCGAATTCAAAAACGCCTGGGGGGTTTGACTACTCGCGGGCGATCACGCTGTCGCCGGAGCAGCAGCAGCTGTACAACCTGGAGTCGGGGAACCAGATCTCCTCACAGCAGATTGCGCAGGGACTGCAGCAAGGGGTGGCCAACTCGGTTGGGCAGCCTTTTAACCTGGGCCAGTTCGGCGATCCGACGAAGCTGGGCGACGCGAGTACCTACGCCGGTGGGGCAAAGGCGGTCGGAGATGCCCTGTATCAGCGGGAAGTGGCACTCCGCCAACCGCAGATGGAGCGGGATGTCGCAGGGCTGGATACGCAGCTGAAGAATCAAGGGCTTGTACCCGGCTCGGAAGCGTATGACCACTCGCTTCAACAGCTCCGGCAACAGCAAGGGCAGGATCTAAATGATCTGGCTCAACGGGCCACGCTGGCCCAGGGCCAGGAGCAATCCCGTCTCGGACAGTTGGACCTTAGCTTGGGCGGGTTCAACAATCAAACCCGGGGGCAGTCGATCCAGGAGAGTCTGCTGGCCCGCCAGCAACCCTTGGCGGAATTCAATGCTTTCCGCACGGGAAATGCTCCGACATTGCCCCAGTTCCAGCCCTACGGCATGACGAATGCACAGCCGGCTCCGACCTTCGCAGGGGCACAGGCGCAGTATGGAGCTGGCCTGGATCGCTACAATGCGGGCAACCAAGGGCTGCAATCTCTGCTGAACTTCGGCTCTTCGATCTACGGAGCGCGCTAACATGGCCGGGCCTAAAGTCGCTAACTTTAACTCCCCAGGGGTGCCCTATGCGAGCGAACGGGCTGATCTCGCGATGGAGCAAGCATTGCTTCTGCAGGCACTGCAACAACAATCGCAGGCTGGGTACTCGCGTCCGGGGATTCGCTCGAGCAATGTCTTCACGCCTGACCTCGGGGGCCTTGGGAGTGCGATCGCAGCCAACATGAACCGGGAGAAGGTTGAAATCAACCGGAAGAAGGCGGCGGATCTGGAAGGCCGGTACAATGAGGAGATGGTGAAGGAACTGCGGAAGTATCGAACGGCGGAGTCGGGGGAGACGGTGAATCTGGAAGGCCCGACGGAAGACGGACGGCCGTTGACTGGACGGGTGCCGGGCGATCCGCAGGCGTATAAAGGGTTTGTTGATAGTCCCTATCCCGAGGTCGCCGGGAAAGCGAAGTTAGCGCAGGAACTTTATCAGAAGCAGTTTGAAGAACTGGCCAAGCGGGCCTCCTTCCCCTCGATCCAACAAACGATCCAGTCGGGGCAGCAGTCCATAGGGCAGCTTGCGCCGAAGCGGGATATGGTGCCGCTGGAAGGGGCGTTGATCGACACGACGGAGGGGAAAGATCCCTCGGTAGTGCCTTCGACGCGGGTGGTGCAGGCTACCCTGCCCTCCGGCACCGTGGTGAACCAGTTCGCCTCGGGCAAGCAGAGTTCGGTGGATACGGCTCCCCGCATGACGACGAATGTGCAGAACATGCCTGGAAACGAGGTACTCAAGGGTCGGATTGCGAAACTGGAGGAAGGGCAAGAAACGGCCCTGAAGCAGGTGGACACCCTTCGGGCGACAGAGCAAGCGTTAACGGCCCTCCAGGCCGGTGCGACCACTGGCTTCGGGGCGGAATGGCTGCAGAACCTGCGCACCGCCGCCACGATGCTGACGGGAGTGCAGTTCCCCGAGAACACACCCACCGCGGTGCTGCAGAAGGCTCTCGCTGAGAACGTCGTGAACAAGTTTTCTGGTAAGCTCGGGACGGGTGTCTCTAACGCCGACGTACTGTTCATGGGGAAGGCCTCTGGCGACCTCGCCACGGATGCGAAGGCGATCGAACAGATCCTCGCGATTCAGGCAGCGGCAGCCCAGCGGGGGATTGCCCAGCATAACAAGCTGGCAGAATCAATCTCGCCTTACATCGACAAAACGCTGGGCGAGGGAATCACTCGCGAACTGTACACGGTGCCGTGGTATCAACCGAAACTGAAGTTTTCCACGCCGGAGGCAGCAGCTTCATACGAAGCGGGTATCACGGGAAAGAACTATCCCGATACGGTGAATGAGGTCAAGCAATATAATGCTGACTATGCCAAGGGGAAAAAGCCCACCGACGAATCCGCGATCAAGAAGCGGATGGAGGAACTCGGCTTGCCCTACATCCCGCCGGCTAAGGGGAAGTGATGTCTGACGAAACCCTGCGCCGAATTCAAGAAGCCATCTTTGCGACGGACCCGCAAGATGTCGAAACAATCGAGCTGCTCAAGACTCAATACGAGCGTGCACGGGAGGGGGCCGAAGCTGCTCGCCCGCGTGCTGTTGCGCCGGCAGGTGCGGCAGGAGCGCCGACTGGAGATGGATCGGGCGGGCGAGTGCCGAACGTCCGAGCTGTTGCAGCTATTGGAGCGATGGCTCCGGCGCGAGGAGTAGCGGGGCTGCTTGACTTGGGCGGGGAGGGTGTGAAGGCGATGGGGCGAGCTGGTCGGGTGCCAGTACCTGATTTTCCCCATCTGACCCCAATGGTCGATCGGTTCACGGATCAACTGGCCGGAGAGCCTATCTCGCCGTCGATTGGCAAGGCGGCCTTTGAGGGGGCTATAACCGGGCCATTATTGGCGGGGAAAACCGCCGCCATCGTCCCCCAAGCTGTGGCCGGAGCGGCCGGCGGCGGGGCATCCGAAGCCGTGCGTGAGGCCGGCGGCCACCCGATTGCCCAATTGCTCGCGGCCCTCACGGCGGGCTATGCAGGCGGGAAAATCGCTGGGAACATCGGGCTGTCGAAGAACGAAGTGTTGGCCAAGGGCCCACTGCGCCGAGCGACGGAGGGCCTGTCCGGGGACGATTTCCGCACGGCCCGAGCTGCCGATGCCCAGATGCGCGCGGAGGGGATTAGCCCTCTGCCGAGCCAGTCGATGCAGGTAGAAGCGCCGGGGCTGCAGGAGCTGCAGGGGGCAATGCTTCGCAGCCGTGCGTCTGGGGCGGATAAATTCCGGACGGACGCTGCCCAGATCCCGAAGCAGTCGCAGGTGCTGATCGAGCGCCTGCGGACTATGGGAGGTCAGACGCCTCGGCCGGATGACGATATGGCAGCGGCGATCCAAAAGCTCATGGACGCGGAGGCGGCCAGGGCCCCGAAGGCGATCAATGAGGCGACGAAGCCGCTGTACAACGATCCCCTGGGGAAAGCCTGGACGTTGAAGCCCGAGGTTCGGGAACGGATTGAGCTTGGCATGGATCAGGCGATCTACGACAATCGGGCGAATCAGGCAGTAGTACAAGCTCTCCGGCAGGCACAGCAGCATCTGCTCCAAGCGACTGCGGTTGGGGAGACAAATCCGAAGCTACTGGCGGAGGCCCTCCAGTCGGTGAAGCAGAACCTGACGGCATACTCGGAATATCCGCAGGCGGCTAACCATGCCCGTCGGGTAGTCTCGGACACGGTGAAACCATTGGAGGCGTTGGTGAGTAAGCACGCTCCTGCGTTGGGGTCGGCCCCTCGAGTGCAGGCGGAACTGCGACAGGATCTGCCGACTCCCTTTAACGAGGTGCTGCGCCAGGCACGTACATCTACCGGGACCGAGGCTGCCCTCGCAGCAGTGGAGAAGCGGCCGGAGGTTCTTCGGACCCTGGCACGGGAGAATCCGCGGCTAGCGCAAGAGGTTCTGCAGCGGCAGCTCGATCGGGCGATCGAGAAGGTTTCGATGCCTCGGGGCAATCTGCCTCCGGGAAATGAGGGGTCGGAATTGAAGAAAGCCCTCACCCGCGGGCCATCCGGACAGGTGTTTAAGGAGTCCCTGGATATCCTACTTCCCGGCC